CCGATGAACGACCCACACAGATTGGGGTGGGAAGGACCCGCAGCCGCGGCGGGGGGTACCGGGTGTGCGCAGCGCGGGGTGGGGGTGGACGTCGCGCCAGCGGCGTTGCTCGAGGCAGTCACTCCCTCTACTGCCCCCAGCCGGTGCTGAAAATTATTTCGCATTGCTCAGTGCTTTCTCAAGGCTGCTCATCAAGTAGTCATTGAAGCGGCGCTCGATGACCTTGCCGGCGATGTCCGGCAGGTTGAACCGTGAGGTGTAGGTCGGCGCATCCTTCGCGATGAAGTAGGCGAACAGGCGCTCGCGGCTGCGGCGGTAGATGCCAGGGGGTCGCGTGCCTGCACCCCGGGGGGTGCCGATGAAGAAGCCACCCCGGGGATTGCCGCCTAGCCCCTTGCCGATGGACTTCAGGGTGGCCAGGGATACGTTGCCGGAGGCATTGAGCTTGACGTTGCGGGTGGGCACCAAGGTGGTGCCTGGCGTGATTGTGCCGTCGTTGGCTACACCAGCGAAGTAGCGCTCGAATCCTTTGGCTGGGCGTGCGCCGCCTTGGATGCCATAGCGCAGGTATTTGGCGCGGTTCTTGCCGGGTGCGTCGTTGGCGTAGATGGCTGCGGTGAGGTCGCGCTTGGTGGACTTCTGAACCAGGAAGGCGGTTTGGGTGAAGCGGGTTGGTTTGTTGAACGCGCCAACGGTTGCGCTGTTAGCTGCTGTGCGCCCATCGAAGGCGACGGCGTTAAGGGCGACGGAGGTGGCGAAGGGTAGTTGCTTTTGCACGGCCGAGCCAAAGCGCGAGAGCTTCTCTAGCCCCTGCTGGTCGATCGTGAGAAGGATGGCCATGTGCCAAGGGTAGGCGGAGCGAAGGGTGGGCCAGCACTTGTCAACCTGCCGACCTACCAACCTTCCTCCAAGACTCATGAGGGGATTAGTGGTAGGGGTTCGCCTGTCAACCTGCCGACCTTGTCAACGTTGCCCCTATAGCTCCTTTTACCCCTACTCCCTCCCTTTTATATATTTAATACTAAGGTTAGAAGGTTAGTAAGGTTAGTAAAGGGCTTGGGGTGCAAGGGATCTCAGCCTGACAACCTCAGCCGAGAGGTTGGCAGTAAACCCATTTGGAGCGCCCATCGACCCATTGGCGCTGCTTGACGTAGCCGAGCTCGCGCATGATCGATGCAACCTGCATTTGGTCAGCGCGGCCCTGCCGTTCGACTGGTTTGCTGATGGCTTCGGTGAGCAGTAGCTCGCTGGTGATGGGTCGGCCGTCATTGCGGGGTGCGTTGAGCCATTCCTGAATGGCAGCCTTCCATGGGCTGTCGACGAGATAGGACTCGTTCTCGTGGTCGACCTGTGCGCTGTGCTCGCGTGAGAGGTGGTTGGGCTCGCCTGCGCGGTATGCGGCCACCGCTGCGCTCCAGATGGCATCACGCTCCAGCAGCAGGCCATCCACGGGGATATGCGGGGCGGCTGTGACGGGGATTACCCAGAAGCGACGGTTGCCGGTGTCATCGACCAGGAAACCGGTGTCGCGGTTGGTGGAGCCGACGATGATCGAGCGACGTGGGAAGGCTTCGGTGGTGCGTTGGTAGGGCGCACGGAACATGTCCGTCTGTTGTGTGAGGAAGGCTTTCACCTGGCCGGCGTGCTTGCGGCCGGTGATGTGATCCAGCTCGGCCCACTCCATGAGCCAGGAGCGGTGGAGAACCATGAGGTCATCCTTTGAGCCGATGTCGCGCAGGGCATCGGAGAACCAGAGGCCGCCTAGGTTGCGCCAGAAGGTGGACTTACCGCAGCCTTGGGGGCCCATTAGGACGCAGGCTGAGTCGTGCTTGCAGCCGGGCTCAAAGATGCGGCGCACGGCGGCCACGAGCGTTGCCTTGAGCATGGCGTCGTAGAGGGTGCCGGGCTGATCGCCGGGGCGCAGGTAGGCGGTCGCTAGGTGGTCGATTGGGATGGGTGGGATCTGATCGGCTACGTGCTCGAGGTATTCGCGAACGGGGTCGTATGGGTTCTCAAGGGCGACGACGTGGACGGCATCAGCTGCTAGGTCTTTGGTGACCTTGACGCCTTGCTGCGAGAGGGCGAGGTAGAAGTGCTCGATGTGATCGAGGGGTTGTTGATCGAGCTCGATGGTTTTGGTGAAGACGTTCCAGCGAAGGCGATCGGCCATCTGCTGGCGCAGGAGGGCAAGGAGCTCATTGGATTCGAGCTTCAGGAGTTTGCCGCCGTGGGTTGGCGTAGGGTTCGGTGCGCCATCTGGTGCATGGACGGACGGCCGCGCGGCTGAAGACGTGCGGCTTTTCTGATGGCCGGCTAGGTGGGCGAGGGTGCCGATGGAGACGCCACCAGCTGCGGCTGAGAATGTGCGCCACTTGGATTCGCAGGCGCCTGGTTCAAACTTGCCAGAGATGGTGGACCACTGGATCCAATCAGCGAGGAGAGAGTCGTCAACGCTGTGCAGTGCCATGCCGACACGTAGCCATGCGTCGTAGTCGTCTGCGTCTGCTGCCGGGACTGATGCGAGGTATGTGCGTGCGCGTTGGATGTCGGTGTCAGGCAACTGCAGGAGCGGGGCCGGCGCGGGCTTCTGGCGCTGCATCTGCTGCAGCAGGAGCGAGGGCGCTTCTGCAATGGGCAGCTCACCGGGTGCGCGACCTTTAAGCCAGCGGTAGGCGCCTGTGATGGGATGAGCGCCTGCTACGACGGATTGGCAGCCAGCCCAGCGAAGTTCTAGCTGCTCGCCCTTGACGCTGCTGCGCAGCTTGGTGGTTTTGATGGTGGCCCAGAAGGGTTCTGGGACTTGGTAGATGATCTGCACGCGGCCATCGCGGCCTGAGGTAACGGCCCAGGATTTGGGTAGGTCGCGGAGTGGTGCGCCGATCTGCTCGAGCACCTCCGATGCGCCGAGGCCATCGTGATCAACGAAGAGAAGACCACCGGACTGGGGGCCAGCGATGACGCCGATCGCTACGGCGCGACCGGACTGGATCTCTGCGGTGAGATCAGCGCGTGAGATGGGGTGCTTTTGCCATTCAGGTTGATAGGGACGTTTGTCGTTGCCTACGGCTACCAGTGCCCAGTGATCGGGGATGTTGGCTAGTTGATCGAGGAGCTCGGCTACCACGCGGTTGGTGAGACGCCGGCAAAGTGTGGCGGATAGGTTGGCAGGTTGCTAGTTATCTCACGAGATCGTTTGCGTCTTGGATTGAGCGCGCGATCCCTGCGATGCCACCAGCGCCCTGCACGGTGCTGAGCCATGCGTGCTGCTCTGGCCGGACCCTGCCACGCTCGGTTTTCACCTCGATGCTGGTGAACACGGCTACCTGCCGGCCCACCATGTCGGACGTGATGGTGATGGTGCGCCAGCCGATGAGGTCAGCGGAGCCGCGTGCGAGGCCGAACTGCACGGGCCGGCCGGTGCGTGGATCTGGCAGCTGGCCGACTTGATTACGGAAGAGGCGGAGATCGGAGCGGGTGCCGAGTGCGAGGCGGATGCGTTGCTGTAGATCCGTCTCAGCGTTGGCCACGCGCCTGATGGATCCGATACGCCCAGCCGGGACTGTAACCGCGTTCCTTGGCCAGGGCGAGCAGTTGGGGGAGGGTGCGGGCTGCTTGGCGTTCACGTTTGGCGCGGTCGCGTTCTGCGATGCGCTGCTGCACCTGCTCGCGCTTGAGTTCTTTTAGCTCGCCCATGATCTGCCGGATCTTGGTGCTGCGGATCGGGGCGCAGTGAGCGCCGCATACCGGGCAGATGGGCTGCGGCTTGAACGCGGCGTAGCACTGCGGGCATGTGCGCACTGATGGCGCTGCGGTCTCACGGCTGCGCACGACGCCCTCGGCCAGGCTCCACTGGCGCGGATCATCTGGGAAGCCGTGCCGGGTGACATTGCCCACATGGTCAAGGATCAGCGCGTGAGTCTTGCCTGGCGCAGGCCGCAGCACGCGGCCCACCTGCTGCAGGTAAAGCCCGAGCGATTGCGTTGGCCTGAGCAGGATCGCGCACGATGCGGCCGGCACATCGAAGCCCTCGCTGACCACATCCACGGTCACGAGCACGCGGGTGATGCCGGCTGCATACTGCGCCACCACCTGATCGCGGTCGGTTGTATTGCCCAGCAGCAGTGCCGCGCTGATCCCGGATGTCTTAAATGCGTCGCAGACTGAGACGGCATGGGTCACGTTGCAGCAGAAGGCGATGGCCTGCTGCCCTGCTGCTAGGCGTTGGTAATGGGCGATGGCGTCCCCTGTGACGGTGGGGCGATCCATGGCAGCTGCTGCCTGATCGTTGGCGTAGTCACCAGCGCGGCGGCGGATGCCGGACAGATCAGCAACGACCGGCGGCGCATAGATCCGCGCGGCGGATAGGAATCCCCAGAACACCAGATCAGCAACGCTGGGGCCCACCACCAGCTGATCGAACGCCTCGCCCAGGCCGCGGCCATCTAGGCGGCATGGGGTAGCTGTGACGCCAAGCCGGTAAGCATTGGGCCAGTGCTCGAGGATTTGGCGCCAGCTACCTGCTGCTGCGTGATGCGCCTCATCAATGATCACCAGCGATGGGCTCCATGCCATGCCGGCCATCCTGCGGACTAGCGTCTGCACCGATGCCACCTGCACCGCGTGATCGGTTGCCGGATGGCCCGCGGCGATGATGCCGTGATCGAGTCCAACCCATTGCAGCTTGCTGGCGGTTTGGTGGATCAGCTCGCGGCGATGCACGAGGATCAGCACCTGCCGGCCCTTGGCTGCTGCCTGTGCGGCGATGGTGGCGAGGATCACGGTTTTGCCGCCACCGGTCGGGAGACATAGCAGCGGTGCCTTGGCGCCCTGCTGCATGCCAGAGCGCAGATCGTTGATAGCTTGCTCCTGATACGCGCGCAGATTCACAGCGGCAGCTCCAGCTGTGTGCCATCAGCCGGTACACCATTCACTGCAATCTGGGCCATGGTCACAGCCCGGCGCTGCTGATCGTATGCGGGCTTTGCATAACCGAGCTGGTATAGGTGCAGATCGTTTTGCAGCAATGCCACGGCCACTGCACGCCAGGATGGCGCGCGCCCGGTGGCTGCCACCTTGGCAGGCACTTCATCCGGGATCTCGTGCGAATAACAACGGGCTTGCCACGTCCGCACGTATTCCGAGACTCGTTCGGTAGCGCATCTCCCAGGACTGAATGGCTCTGTCTGCTTGGCGGTTCGCCAAAATCCTTTGCTCATCGGTCAAAAGTCCCCATGCTTGGCGAGTGATGTCTTCAGGGCATCGCAAGGCCAAGGCGCAGGCTGCATGGCCAATCCATGCCTTGCGGTTCAGGTTGTAGTCAGTCAGTGCATTGATGCAGCTGTTGGGCCATTCCACCGTGACCCTCTGCATGTACCGGCCATAAAGGCGGTGGTTGCCGGTAAAGATCACGGCCCGTTGCAGGAAGAGGCGGCGATTGGCCACCTCACCCCACATGTTGAAGCCGATCTCTTCCCAAGTATCAATCGGTAACCAAATCCTCTTCAGCTTCACGCTCAAGATCCTCCGTTACGTCGTCGATCTGCTCAACGTCCCACGCCTTGCTGAAATCCTTGCCAAGAAATAGAGACGCAAGACCGGTCACCTGCTTAAGGCGCAGCAGCTCATCCGGGCTCATGCCGATGTGCTTACAGATCCATGCGTCACCTTTACCCATCTCGATCAACTCGGCAACGATCACGCTCATCAGTTCGATGTTGTGCGAACCACGAGCGCGGTTGTGGCGGATGGTGGAGGCCATGCGGTCGTGCAGTTCTTTGCGAAGAACGACCACAGGCAAGCGGCCGCCTTCACGTTCACGGATACGCTGACTGTTTTTAAGCGTCAGGTATCGGTGAAAACCGTCAACGACCACATAAAGGTCGCGTTCGGCATCATGCACGACAACGACAGGCTGTGTGTATCCGTCTTCCCAAATCGATGTTTCGAGTAGTGCCATTTCAGGCGGCGCCACAGAGTTGGGGTTGTAATCGTTGGCGGTAACTTTCTCGATAGGAATACTGCGGACAGAGTAGACCGGGGATCGCCAAGGGTAAGAGTCGTTCTCATCGTGGAGTTCGTCGCCTTTTAGAGGTGGGTTAAATACGCAGATCAGGGTTGTGGGCTCTAGCGCCTCAAACGTGTGAGCATCGTGCTTGTCGAGCACGTAGGTCACGTCAGGGTCAATGTCCGTGATCTCTTGCGTTGCTTCGTTGATTAGCACGCCTTTGCCGCTGACGCAGTAGCAGGTTTCGAGATGGTGCTGGTAGTGCCAGCGGTGTGGCTTGCCTGGGTGGATGACGGTCTTGGTCATGCTGTATCCCATGCCGTCGGTTTCAACGACTAGCCGATGGCTGGTGAAGCCACCGCGTGGGCATTGCACAACGCGGTCATCAGGAAGCTGAGCGGCGTTGAGGATCTTCATTTGGCGGAACGGTTGAGAACTTGGCTGTACTTGCGTTGGATTGATCTCTGGCGGCGCTGCTGCTCTTGCGTTGGCGCCAGGCCAAGGTATTTACAGGTGTGGTCGTTCTTGAGAACAGTGATGGCAAAGCGCTTCCACGATGTGACCATGCTGTTGTGGCATGGCAGATCATCGAGATGATCAGGAGGCACCTTGATCACGACACGGCGTAGGTTGTTGCCGCCGTGACGTGTGGTGCCATTGATGTAGAAGCGGATGCCGATACGGTTAAGAGCTTCAATGATGGCCTCAGGAAGACCGCGCCCCACCCTGCCCCAGTAGCGGATTGATTGGATGAAGCGCTGCTTAAAATTTGCGCTTGACTGATCCGGCAAGGTGGCCAGCAGGAACTTCACAAAGGATTTCCAAGTGTGGCCGGGCGGGAGCCTAAAGGATTTGTAATCAAGTTGCTTGCCATAGGTGGCCATGAAGTTGGCACCGCCGACTCTGGCGCAAAGCCTTGCCCAGATCTGCGGGTCGATTACCCGATACATGGCAAGGCTGGATTTGGACTCTGACATAAACGGCGAGGCAACCCGCATCTTCTTAATGGGGATGCCAGCCATGTAAAACACGTCGTACAGCTTGTTGTAATCCCACCCGAACTTGGCGTTTGCGGTCCAGATGTCCTCTGTTCGCCAGTCATAGATGGGATAGCAATTGTAAGTGTGTGCGGTGTTCTTCTTGGTCCACATGCGGCCAAGCATCGTCTCCTTGTCTTGGTTCAGGATCGCCCGGAATCGGTTTAGCGACTCAACAGTGCGAATACCGATCAGGTTGGCGCACGGCTCACCCTGGCTGTACCACTCAGCGAACATGTCCCAAAAAGTGGCGTAGTCCATGTTTTCAATGAACAGATCGCCAAAGGGCTGGTTCTGCAGGTTCACGATGTAATCCTGCTGCGGCATGGGCCGAATCCAGCGGTGACGGTCGGCCTCGCCCCAGCACTGCCAATCGATTTCGTAGGAGCTGACCGTGCAAGGCAACGTAATTGGAAGGCAGCACCAATAGATGTCGAGGATGTCTCGATTGGCCTCGAGGATGCGGTGCATGAACTCCTCGCTGTGGGTGTAGTTGGCTTCGTTGTCCATGATCTGGACGCCAACCTTGACCTGCAGCTTCCTGTCTCGGATGTAGTCGCAAACGAGATTCAAGAGAACGCCGCTGTCCTTGCCGCCCGAGAAGGAAACGTAGACCCGCTTGAAGTGGGCAAAGATGAAGTCCAGCCGCTCTATGGCGGCGTCATAGACGGATTGTTCGAGGTACTGGCGCATGGTGGGTGCCGTGGCCAGCCGAACCTAGCAGCATCTGGCCGCAAGTGCTAGCATCTGGCAGCAACCCGCAAGATCTTATGGAAAACGCCGACTATCACCGGCATTGGGCGGTGAGCAAGTCCGGCCTTGATCAGATCGCTAAAAGCCCCCTCCACTACTGGGCACGCTTTCTAGATCCTGATCGAGTTTGGCCAGAGCCCACGCCATCAATGCGACTCGGCACTGCTCTCCACACCCACGTGCTCGAGCTGAGCAAATGGGATGAGCAAATCGCCGTTGCGCCCGGCGACATCAATCGCCGCACCAAAGAAGGGCGCGAGCAATGGGCAGCATTTGAAGCCGCTGCCAAGCGCAAGACGGTCATCACCGCCGACGACGCCGCGCAGGTGCAGGCCATGGCCCGCTCGGTGTTTCGCCACCCTGCTGCAGCAATGCTGCTGGGGCTGCCGGGCAAGGCTGAAACCACGCACATGTGGACGGATACCGCAACCGGGCTTGAGTGCAAATGCCGGCCAGACTGGCTGACCGATGACGGCAGCATCGTGGTGGATCTAAAGACCACCAAGGATGCGAGCCCGCGCGGGTTTAAGCAGAGCGTGGCCAACTATCGCTACCACGTGCAGGCTGCTTGGTATCTGCACGGGCTTGAGCAGGCCACCGGCAAGCGCCCGGATCAGTTCATCTTCATCTGCGTGGAATCAACTGCGCCGTATGCGTGCGCTGTGTATGCCGCCGATGCAGAGATGATCGAGCGCGGGCACGATCAGGCCATGCGCGATCTAGTCAAGCTCGCTGCGTGCAAGGCCGCTGATCACTGGCCGAGCTACAGCGATCAGATCGAAACGCTCAGCCTGCCGGGTTGGATGACGGGCGCCACCAGCCAGCAGCAGGCCACCACTGAAATTGAGATGTACTAAATGGACGCACAATCTGCCATCACAACCCAACCATCAGGCTCAGTGTTCTCTGGCATCCAAGCCTTTGAGGATGCGCAGCGGATCGCCAAGGCGCTTGCCAGCAGCACGTTGATCCCGCCGCAGTTCCAAGGTCAGCAGGGCTTTGCGAATTGCCTGGTGGCGCTCGAGATCGCCAACCGAATGGGCATCAGCCCGTTTCTGGCCATGCAGCACCTGCATGTGATCCATGGGCGCCCCAGCTGGAGTAGCAGTTTCATCATTGCGATGGTGAATGGCTGCGGCCGGTTCAGCCCATTGCGGTTTGAGCTCAGCGGCCAAGGCGATTCGCTCGCTTGCTATGCGGTCGCTAAGGATCTCGCCAGCGGCCAGGAGCTGAAGGGCCCCACCATCACGATGGCAATGGCCAAGAAAGAAGGATGGGCCACCAAGACCGGTAGCAAGTGGCTGACCATGCCGGAGCTGATGATCCGTTACCGCGCCGCGGCCTTCTGGGGCAGGCTGTACGCCAGCGACATGCTGCTCGGGATGCAGAGCCAAGAAGAGGTGCTGGATGTGCAGCCGGTCACTGTGACCGAAACCAGCGTGGCGGATCTCAATGCTGCCATCGCCCAGCCTGCACCCGAACCTGTTGCTCCATCAGTGGAGGCCGATCAGGATGAGCTCTTCTGAGTATCTGACCGCACCGCAGCTTGCGCAGCGATGGGGCTTGCACCGCGACACGTTGAAGCGCTGGCGTGATGCCGGCAAGGGCCCTGCTTATTTCCGCACGCCCGGTTTCGTGCTCTACCCCTTGGCCGAGGTGGAGCGCTACGAACAGGCCAACACCATTACCCCCGGACAATCATGAGCTTCAAACTGAATCTGAGCATCTTCAAGAGCACCAAGCCCGACTCAAAGGTGGATTTCAGCGGAATGATGAACGTGAAGGTCGAAGAGCTCGATGCCTTCTGCGCGTTTGTGATGAGCCAGACGCCGGATCAGTACGGCTCGGTGCAGGTGCCGATCAGCGGCTGGAAGAAGACCAGCCAGAAGGGGCTGGCGTATGTCAGTGCTGTTGCCCAGCCGCCTCGTGATTGGGTGCCGCCTGCATCTGCTGCTCAGGTGACCGCCGCGGCTCAGAATCTGGCAGCCGCCACCGATGGCGTGGTGAGCGAGTTCACTGAGGCGGATCTTTTCTAGGCCAGCCCATCAGCTCGCACTCAAGGCGAGCGATCTCGTTAACGGCCTGCTGCAGCAGCTGCTGCTGATAGCAGGCTTGCTTGAGCAATGCTGCTGCCATGAAGCCTGCATCCTCGCTTGCAATGAGGGTGCGGGCTTGTTTTTCGATCTGAAATTGCTGCTCGGTGGTGAGCTCTACCACCATCCACTCCCCGAAGTTCATTGTGCCATAGTGACGGGGTACAGGTTCAGGTTACCTATGGAGTGCCCGCGTTGCGGTAGCAGTGAGATAAGGGCGATCAGCACCAATGGGAAGGAAGCCGACAAAGTGACGCGTCAACGGAGGTGCGTGCAGTGCAGGCATGTTTGGTACACGGTGGAACTGCCGGTACACGTGGCCGTGATCGGCTGGCAGCGCACGCCGGATACCAATAAGAGCGTGCCGGTGCTGCGCGTGCCGGTGGACCTCGCGGTCGGCAGTCAGGCAGTGTGAAGAACTGTCACAGGCTGCTAGCAGGGTGAACCGTCGACGGGGCATACTAACGGCACGCCCGCAAGGGCATCGCAACCAACCCATGATCACCACCACTCTTTTGGTGATCTGGAAGCTGCTCCTACCGCTGCTGTTCGTAGTGGCGGTAATCGACTGGATCACAGCTTCTGACGATCGCCGCATCAGCATCCTGCGCCGCGCTGGCCTCAGCCAGCAGCAGATCGCAGCCCGTCTCAACCTATCCCGCTATCGCGTCCGTCGGGCGCTTGCCTCATGATCAACCGCATTAACAACGCCATCTGCCTGCTGATCGCCGCGGCCGTGTTCGCGATGATCGGCATCGAATCCGGCGCACATCACAGTTCCACCCATTCCGGCACGCAGCAGGTGGTGCGGAAATGACTAAACCCCGCCGCTACTACTTTCGCATCGAGAGCGCCAACGTGTACGAGTGCGTTACGGCCCATAGCCTGACCGAAGCAAAACTGATCGCGGCAGATCACTGGCTGCCGTGGTGGTCAGAGCTCGAGTGGATCAACGTCGAAACCGTCACCGAAAGCATCATCCATGGGTAAGGAAGTCGCTGCCTTCCAATGGCGCACCGATCCTGAGCAGGTCGGCAACTATGGCGAAGGTGTCAGCCGCCCGCGCCACAATGCTCGCGTGCGTGATTACACCGTCATCGTCTACCCCAAAGGCGCACGGCCAGTCACGTGGTACACCCGCGCCGAATCCAAACGCGCTGCTGAGCGCTATGCCCGCAACCGCTGGCCAGATGCCGCTGCAGTGGAGGTGGCGTGAGCACCATCCGCGACCGCATCAATCAGTTGATCACAGACTCCGGCGCATACCAGCAAGGGCGGCAGGATGAGCGCGAGCGCCTGCAGCATCTGATCGATTTCAGAATCCAGCAGCTTCGTGCCATACCCCGCACTCAGCAGCTCTGCGCTGAGCTGCTCCACATTCGCCAACAACTCGAACCATGAGCGAAGCAGTCAAGCTCGACCAGATGCGCGCCGACATGATGGAGGCGCTCTACCAACGCAGCGGCCGCACCTGCTGCACCTACACCGGCCTGTGGCAGGAGTTTGCCCTTGATCTGGCTGCTAACTTCCGCGACAGCAGCTATCCCGATCTGTTCGCTCGCGTGTGCTGCGCGATGGATGAGGCAGAGTCGGTGATGACGGAGAAGAACGCCCAGCGCGCGATCCAGGTCTGCCGTCAGGAGCTGCTGGGAGATAAATGGGGATGAAGGCCGATACGTTCACGGCGCCCGGCCTGCTGGTCGTGCGCCAGTGGGATCGGTGGAATGGTGCGCTGTTCATCGCTTGGAAGCCGAACGTGAGCATGGCCTTCCGGGAGCGCAAGCTGTTATTGAAGTTTGTGGCGTGGCCGATCAAGACACCCACCGGCGACCGCTTCCGCGAATGGCTGAACAGTTTTGAGCAGCAGCCACACGCAACGGAGCCTTTAACAAGCGCGCCTGTTGTTCAAGGTGATGAAGCCAGCCTTTCACAAGAATTGCTAGCCACCGGCTTCGGACCTGAGTGCCACGACGAAGAAGATCCAGCACTCAGCACCAAGATGATCATCTGACCCAGAAGATCTACACACTTCTCTTCCTCATGACTAACAACATCTACCCACCCGATCACCTCCTTAAAAAGTGGGAGGAATTGATCATCGATGAAGAACAAAATGTCGATCTGGTGCTGTACGAAGCCTTCCAAGCTGGCGCTGATCAGGAGCTGGAGGCGTGTTGTGAGTGGTTCATTCGGGACTGGACGGACATTGAGACCGCTGACAGGCTCCGCGCCGCCCGACGCCCCAAACCGCCGAGCTTGAAGGAGCAGGCGCTTGAGGCGTTGCGTGAAGCTGAATCCAGCGGGTGCCTTTATGCCAACGGTCGCAGTGACACCATCCGCCGCGCATTGGAGCAACTCGATGACTGACTACAAAGCAACCCCCGAGCAGTGGGCACAGTGTGAAGACTGGGTTAAAAGTTCCGTTGTAGGAGCCAGTGATGCTTGCATCCTTGAACTCCGCGCCAGGGTCGAGACACTAGAAGCTGCGGCTCACAAGCACATTGTCGAAACCAGCGACAACATCTTGAAATTGGCCAGTCGGATCGAATCACTGGAAGCCGCCGAACGTGAAGCATCAAAGGTTTACCAAATTAGTAAACCGTTAAAACTCACTTCAAAACAACAAGATCAGTTAAACGCATTGCTGCGGCCCAACTCCAGCCCCACCCCTAATTCTTCTCAAAGTGGTAGGTCACTGGTGAAGCGCGTGGCACTCGTCATTAGCGGGATTGAGTATGGCTCGGAAACAGATGAAGAAGCCGTCAACTGGTCACCTGAAGCTCGCGCCGCGATTCGCGAGGTGGCAATGTGGATGCGTGAGAACGAAGTCGGCTATACAGCCGCTCGCTGGCTGGAGCAGGAGGCAAATCAATGACTGACTACAAGTTTGTGCCACTGGACACGCTGGAGAATCGCCTTGGCGATGCTTTGGGCTTGGCAATCAGCATAATCCGCAAGCCTGAAACCATTGACAACAAAGCCATGGCTCAGATTGAAGCACCGTTCAAGGAATGGTGTGATGCTCTCGTTGATGGAGGTCTACTCAATGACTGACCAGATCAACCCCGACCACTACAAACACGGACCGGCAGAAGCGATCGACGTGATCGAGGCTGCCATCGCCCGCGCGCCCAATCCGGTGCTCGGCAACTGCCAAGGGCATGTCCTGCGCTACATCCTGAGGATGTGGGACAAGGGTGATCCAGCGGTGAACGCTGCCAAGGCCCGGTGGTATTTGAACCGCCTGCTCGGCAAACTGGAGGGATGATGCAACAGCTGCCAGGTCTGAACATCCTCGAGCGCATTGCGCTGCGCATCCTCACGCGCAGCCGCAATACCGGGCTGGTGGTGGTGAAGCCCTACGGCTACTCCTGCATTTACGTTGCATCAGACGGCACTGATCCGGTTGCCGCCTACGTGACTGATACGCCGAGCGAGCCGGCTTCAATGCTGCTCGAGCGGATCTATCACCAGCCAGCGGCAGGCGAGGTTGAATGATCAGTTTGCACGGCGGCCGATTGTTGCTGCTGTGCAGTCGATCTGACCGCACCTGGCACGCCCGGGTAATTCTTGGCCCGAAGCCCGAACATCAGATCGAGATGGATACCGGCGCCATTCACTTGCAGGCTGCACTGCTTAAGGCGCAACAGTTCTATCAAGCGGCCAGACGCAAGCTACGGCCTGCGGATGAGCCGCTGATGTGCTGGGATTGTCAGCAGTGGGATATGGGCAGGCAGCGCTGCGCATTTGAGTTGCCAGAATCAAAGAGAAGCGGTGGCCGTTATGCGGCCAGGTGTGAGCTGTATGTTCGGCACGGAAGTCATCAGCCGCACTGATCGAGATGGCGGCTACATCGAAACCCTGATGCCAGTGCAGGGTGAGGTTTACTACCGCAGCTGTGTCGGTAGTGTCTGCCGGTATTCCAGCGATCTGTGGCAGGCCGAGCTGTACCTCGATCACCTGCTGGCCCGCTGATGCTGCGCGATGTGCTGATCCTGGTCGTTGAGTATTGGGCGACGTGTCTGATCGCCCTATGGGTCTGCAGTCGCATCCTGCCCTAGCCATCGCGCTATGGCCGATTCGCCCAACGCTGTCCAGAACGGCTGAGCGCGATACCAGTCAACCCATGGCTTATGGCCCTTGCTTGAGTTGCACGCCCAGCAACAGGCAACCATGTTGCTGCGCACCGTAAGACCGCCATGCGCCTTGGGGATGACATGATCGAGCGTTGGTGAGCGGCCCAGCTGATCGCCGCAGTAGGCGCAACGATAGTTCCATGCCAAGAGGATCTGATCGCGTGCCGAGCGCCGTGTGATCAGGCGCGTCTCTTCAATGTGGTGTCGATCCACTGAGATCCGGCGGCAGGGGTACAGCGTTCACCTCGATCTCGATGATGTCCTCATCGTTTGGGATCCACTCGCTGAGTTGCGAGTAGATGTCCGCTGGCAGATCGTCAGGATCAGAATCGGATCGGATGATCAGCTTGGCGGAGATCTCTAGGTAGAACGCCCGCATGGGCTAGCCGCCGCTTGGCTAACGGTAGCGATCGCAACTGAGTCTCATGGGATTACAGGATTGCTCTGGGATTGCAACGCAATAATCGCGCTAGCGTCCCGCGCATGACCTACATCCTCCGCATCGGCCCCTGGCACGTCGGGCCGTTTGATACGCACCAAGGCGCCCAATACTGGGCCGAGCGCCATGGCTGCGACGATTACACAATGGTGCCGCTTGACGATCCTGCGGAGGCGCCCGCAGTGCTCCACCGGATGCGCATGGCACCGTTGGCGCACCCCATGAAAAAGGCGTCGGTTACATAAAACCGACGCCCTGACCTCAGCTCTCCGATTGAACGCTAGCCCTTGGATGCAGTGACGCCAAGGTCTGCGTTATATCTTCCAGATTCCGCGTAGCTGCGCTCCACAGTGCCACTCACGAGGATGAATTTCATCTGACCGAACTTCATGCCAGGCCAGATGCCGAGAGGGTGCAGGCGGCGCTGATTGCAGATCTCCATCGTGAGTCTGCTGCCATACCATCCTGGATCGCACCAGCCGGCCTCAGCATGATCCCAGCCCTCGCGTGCGCGGCTTGATTTGAGCACGAATTGAGCGCCGACGTGATTCGGCAGGTTGAAGATCTCGCGCGTCTCAGCCAGGAAGAACTCACCCGGCTGGATCAGATACGGATCATCCGCCGTATGGCCAAGGATGTCCACCACCTGCAGCTCAGGCGTCTCTGGCACCTCGATCATGATCCGGCTGCCCAGCGTCACGTCCAAGCTGGCCGGGTTGAGCAGTTCTTCATCAAACGGCATCACCATGGCGTGCTGCTTGCACAGCCGCCGGATTTCGTGGTCAGGTACCAGCACAGGTTTTGCGACTAAGATTTAGGTGCCCCAGCGGGTTGCCGCCCCTGGAGCGTGACCACCTGCAAGACCCAGGCGATGACCACCAGCGTAGAGGTGTGGAAGCCCGTTGTCGGCTACGAAGGGCTTTACGAAGTGTCAAACCAAGGCAGGGTGCGCAACCTGCAAACCACGAGAATACTCAGCACTAAGCCAAGCAAGCATCTTGGATACGTTCTCTGCAACTTGAGACGTCAAGGTGTAGTGCAAGGGTGCTATGCCCATTCTCTTGTACTTGAGGCTTTTGTTGGCTTAAGGCCAAGTTCAAATCATCAAGCCTGTCATGGCAACGGAAACAGAGCAGACAATCGACTGCAAAATCTTCGATGGGGTACACGTGCCGAAAACTACGAAGATGCCCGACGACATGGCACCAACTCAAAAGGCAATCGCCATGGCAGTGCAAAGTTGACTGAGGATGCGGTCCTAGCCATCAGAGCAGACAAGCGCCTGCACCGTGAAATCGCCTTGGACTATGGAGTCAGCAGGTCCCGAGTGACCACTATTAAAAACCGCAAGGACTGGGCTTGGCTGCCCTAGTAGTCCCATCTGATGCGAGGCCGCCCTTGGCGGATGCCTAGGTGAATGAACTGAGGCGCTGCATAGCCGAGGCTATAGGGCCAGTTTTGATTACACCAGCGCTGCACGGCCATCATGTCGGCGTCTTGAATCACGAAATCAACGGCGCCAACACCCGGCGCGTTGTACAAATGCTCCGATCCGCTGGCGCCACCCACTGATTTGTTGATCTCTGGTGGTCGGTAACCACTCGTGATCACGATGGGCTTCCCACCGAACTGCGTCCGCACGCGCTCGAGGAACGCTGCCAGCTCTGCTGCGGTGTCGATCTGATGCTGCGCGGTGAAACGACGAGCCTCCTGATCCAGCGCAAACTCTCCCAGTCTGATGTGCGGCGTGATGCGTGCAGTGAATGGACTGCCAGGGCGTAGCTTGGCGGTCTCTGGCTCGGCCGCGGCCTGATGCTGCCCCCAGAGTTTGCCCTCGGCGCGACGACGCCGCAGCAGGCCAGCCTCAACATTGGTGCCGGGATTGCGGTAGAGCTCGAGTGCTGCTGGCACTGCGGCCCAATCACGCTCACGCAGACACTTGCTGATGGTCTCGAATCCAGCGGAGCCGTAGAAGCCAGCGCCGAGGTTGTAGGCGAAGCTCACCAGCACACTGCGCTGATTGTCATCCATCACATTCCAGTGCGGGATGGTGGTGCGCAACTTGTCGGTGATGCGATCAATCTCGAGGCGCAGCAGCATGTCGGCCTCGATTACGTTGATCATGTCACCACGCTTGACGGGCCGCCCGTCGCTGTAGCGCGTGGTGCCGTAGCCGATGGTCCACGGATCGCCACCTGACAGCGGGTCAGGGTACGCGCTGAGGTGGCAGCCCTCGAACTCCTTAATCAGCTTGATGGCGCCGGCGAGGTCTGTCTGCTTGCCGTCTTGGCTCCAGGTTTGAAACCATGCGCGGTCTCTGCGCATCGCGGCGGCGTAGCCGTTGGCGGAGAGATCGGACTCGAGCTGCTGAATCGCGGCGGTTTGATGCGGCTGGCCCTTGTAATACTTGAAGAGCTGCTGCAGGGTGATTGGCGCGTCGTTCGCCATGATTCAGCGACGCTGCTTTGGGAACATCAGCCGCAGCGCTTGAAATAGCAGCTGCAGCCAGCTGTTGGATTTGAGTGGGCTGATGGCGATGATTTCAGAGCCAGCGGCGACGATGATCGCGACGACGGCGAGGGTTGCTGCCTGATCCATGGCTAGCGGTTTGGAGCTGCCTCCAACCTAGAGACACGCTGCTCTACCGTCGATAGCCGGGTGAATGTTTCCTTGCGATCTTCCTTGATATCAGTGTGAAGCACCTCGAGCTGAGAGGCGATGTGCTCTACAGCGGAGGTAAGGCGTATTACAGCCTCGCGGGCTTCATCTGACTTGCGACTGAAACCGGCAGCGCCCATGGCAGCGACCGAGATTGAAGCGCCTGCAACGGCGGCGATGATTTCGATCATGGCGCCATGGGGCTACCTGTCCAGCTTATCGGCCCTGACCGCGTAAGGGCTTCTTACCGCGGCGGCGTGGGCGTGAGTGCTGGCCGAATCCAGCGCGGGTCGTCTTAGGCGGCCCTGGCTGATGATCAATCCGAGCGGTGCCGGTTTTCGATTTCACTGCCATGGCACACCTGCAGCCTTCGACGGTGCGCGCTGCTCATCAATCTGCGCTTGCAGGGCGGCTTCAATTTCAGCCACCTTCTCAGCACCGCCGAGCTTCTCCTGCACCCAGCTCACGCATTGCTCAGGCGTGAGGTCGGCATACGGCACCATCGAGGCTGGATCAGCAGGCTCCAGACCGACAGAGCCATAGGCGCCAGAGGTATAAGCGCCATCACCCGAGCGGGCGTCCACCACATAGTGAATGGTCTGCACCATGCCATCGGCGGTGTTGCGCTCCAAGTTGGCAATGCCCCAGGTGAATGTGGTGGGGGCTGGCGAGGTTTTGGCCATGGGTGATGTGGCGATAGTTCAGGTTATTGGTGGTGCAACCTGTTGAGTAGGCCGGTTGCCCGCCTAGTGAAGGGGACTACGCGCTCTCAAGAGCAGACAAGCGAGCTTCCATTGCTTCGATCTGCTCCTTTTGGCGTTTGATCAGATTCAGGAGATGAGGTACAAAGCGTTCGTACTGGACGCCTTCAGGCTCAGGAGTGCAAGGCGTTGAAACAGCGGCCCCGTTCTCGTCGTGAGTAATCTCAGTTGTTTTCCAGTGAACAAGACGAGGATCAATAGAAGCTACTTCTTCTGCAATGAAGCCCCAGTAGCTGTGTTCAGAGCAGTCGTGCTCGCAGGTAGAGCGATACCAGACAGGGCGACAAGCCAATAGCGCATCGGCGTATTGATCATCAAGAGTTTCAACGTCAGTCTTGTATTTAATGGATGACGTACTTCTTTGTAGATAACCACTGGAGTCAACATTAACATTGGCGGCATTGCCTGTCGTAAAGGTGTAAACTCCGCCGATTGAGGTTAGCCCACCATTGCCAATCCTCATCCGCTCCGTCGGAGAACTCGCCCCATCCGCAGTAGTGGAGAACACTAAACGCCCTGGCATGTCATTAGTGCCAGGGGTGCCGTCTACGAAAACATCAATCAACGCAGCAGTTCTAGTTGCTGTTCCATCTGTTCCTTGGAACTCAAGACGGCCAAGCCTATCTTCGGCATTAACAATGGTATTGCTTCCTGCGGTGGTTCCTCTAGTCTTTGCAAGCACAACTCCCGGAGATACGGCGTTATCACCGAATCTTGTAAAACGTGGCGATGAAAGTTCGTAGTTTGAACCTTCGATCTGGAATACATGATCTCCACGCGCACTAGACGTACCAACTAGGAGCCTGCCGGAGCTGTCCAGCCGCGCTTTCTCGCTGCCGGCTGGCTCAAATGTAATGCCAGTGCCAGTTTTGGAACGTAAACCTAAAACAGTGCCACCGTAGACAAGATGATCGCCATTAGTTCCACGGTCACTATTGCCAAAACGAACAGCAACATACCCGCCCGCATTTGGGTTGTTGATAAAGATGCCACTTTCTGCCGCTTGATCACGTTCAACGTGGAGAACAGCCTGCGGGCTCGTGGTTCCGATGCCGACGAAGCCAGCCGAGGTGATTCGCAGGCGTTCCTGAGGGGTGGTGGAACCAGATGGTGTTGTTGCTACCGAAACATATGCAGGCGAAGAAGTAGATGTAACTGCTCCATCGGTGCTGATAGTTATATTGGCGCCGACTCTGTATGACGAACCGTCGTAACCCCTTGCTTGTACAACGCCAATGAGTTGTGAACTGTTTATCGCTGCAGGAGAAGAAATCGTACCTCCAGCACCATCTAGTTGAATTGCTCCGCCATTTCCATACCTAACCGACCTATAAAACCCGCCGTTAATATCAAAGAGTGCTTGCGGAGAACTGGTTGCAACACCAACATTCCCACTCGCATCCACAAACAACCGACCAGACCCACCAGTGCTGATGGCTACTTGGTCTGCGCCGGGGCTGTAGATGCCGGTGTTTTCGTCGCCAGTGAACGTCAGCGATGGTGATGCTGCACTGCCCAGTGGCACGCTGAACCGTTCGCTGCTGGTCCACGCATCGGTCGCATCGTACCAGTTGATCGTCTTGTCGGTCGCACCTTTGAGCGTGATACCGCCACCGTCGGCGGTTGTATCGCTCGGCGTAGCAACATCACCGAGGATGATGTTCTTGTCTTCAACGACAAGATTCTGAGTATTGATGTTAGTGGTTGTGCCGTTGACGGTCAGATCACCAGCGACCGTCACAGCACCGTCAAACGTTGCTGCACCTGTCACGTCAAGCGTGCCAGGAATGTCCACGTTGCTGGTCCACTCCACACCAGTGCCAGCTGCATCGGTCTGCAGCAGTTGACGCGCAGCGCCATCAGCCAGCTTGCTAACGGCGATCTCGGCATTGGCTGCGATATCAGCATCAACGATGCTGGCATTGCCGCTCACCACAACAGTGCCGGACTGATTCGGCAGCGTGATGGTGCGGTCGGCCGTTGGGTTGGTGACCGCCAGCGTGGTTTCGAATCCGTCAGCAGTGCTGCCCTCAAAGGTCAGCGTGCCGGTGGTGCCGATCTCAAGGTTGCCGAGCACCGTGCCACCGCTCACGATGCTTGGGAAGTAGGCGAGGCTATTCCACGCGCTGCTGCCGTTGCCTACCTTGAGTTTCTTGGTGTCAGTTTCTAGCCCTACCTCATTCGCCAGCAGCGTCGGATTTGCCGCAGTCCAGTTCGCGGCTGTATCAGCACGCAACTGCAGCCGAACGTTGACGGTGGTAGGTGTTGTCACTGGTCGGCGCCTCCGCCTTTGAGAATCAGTGTTGCCTCTGGATCCTCAGGATCAGCGGCATTTGCATCAAGGATAAACGGGGCGTTGCCTGTGAAAGCAAACGACTGGAACGCCGCAACTGCTGCCAGCGTTGCAGTGCCGCCGTACAACACATAAAGCAGATTGATGCCAAACAGCATCCGCAGCGTGACCGTGACATTGAAGAACACGCCAAAGTGTTCTTCCTCTGGCGGCTCCTCATAGCGGAAGACTGATGTGGTTTCGCCAACGGGTGCGCCACCCCATACGGCGACAGGCACTGCGAAGTAGCGGTGCGTGCCATCGCTACCGGTCCAGTGGTCGCGGATCTGCTGGATTTGCGTCTGCGTGAGGTTGGTGTATTCCAAGCTCACTAAGCCGCCGGTGGTGCGCAGCGAATGACGGAAGCGAATCGGCCCCGCGCCGATCGTCGCCTCCTCGCTCATATTCAGCGCACCGATGTCATAAGTGATCCGATCGGCGTAGAGGGCAGGGAAATCAGCCATCTCAGTAGGTGCAGCCGATGGTGTAGTTCCATTCTGTCCCGGCGGTCGGTGCTTCCACGGTCACGTAGATGTAGCGGTCTGTGGTGGTCTTGGTGATTGGAACGGTGACATTGGTGCCGCTGACAAAGCCGGAGTCGTAATCTGCAGCGCCGGTGATGATGATCCGATCGGCAACAGTGAAAGTGCTGTAGGTCAGGTTGAAGGTGCCTGCACCTGGGCCAATGTCAAAGGTCTGCGTGAATGTGCCTTGCGTGCCGGACTGCTGGCCAGCGGGGCAGGTAAGGATTGGCAGCGATCCACCGCCACCGGTGAAGGGTTGCGGCGGGATTAGCTCCAGCTCAACGCTGCAGACGATCTGCCCGCAGATCTCCTCAGTCTCTGGCGGACTCACATAGATCCATTGGTAGCCAGATGGGAAGGTAAGGCCGGAACCTGCGAGCGGTTCAGATGGCAGATCAAACGCTTCGAATCTGCCATGCAACGCGTAGTGGCTGATCAGGCTGTAATGGTCAGCGCGGCTGATCTGCTGAAAGCCCATGCGCAGGCGATGGCCAACGCTGCTGCTGCTGTGGCGCACGCTGGATTCGTAACCCGTCAGCACCCGCAACGCGGTATTCGGGCTACTGGCCGGGGTGTAGGTGCGGCTGCTGGGCGTAAGCGCGGGGAAGGTGGCCATCAGCTGATTGGGGGCACGATCTGGCCGCTAGATTTGTATTTTAATCCGACAAATGGAAGTGGGAACGTGTCCTCTGGATAGTCGTACTGCCAGAAGAATGTTGGAATCACATCCACAACAGTTCCACCCGGCTCAGTCCATCGCAGCCTTAATTGCCTGTTGTGAATAATACTGGGATTGCTGTGATCCACATAGCTTCCTTGCTTAAAGTAGAATACTGGGCCGGTGATGGATGTAATGTATCTGTATTGGGTATAGGTTTCGGCTGTTAAGACTTCGTACTCAGTGGCAGACGGCGGATCTGCATAGATGGATGACTCGCCCCCATCGCCGACAGGATCCGTCGCCGTAGCCCCAGTTGCCGGGCCAAAACCATCCGGCTGTGACGGATCAGGACAACGACCAATAGCGACAATGTGCTTACCTTGAGCCGCAGCAGTGACAAGGTATTCGGAGCCTTCATCAACAAGCTCGCAGGCTCCTGTCAGATTCTCCTCAAGCACGCCAACATTGTTCGCCACATAGGCAGGCGGGCAGATCCACCACTCGGTTTTGTAGCCAGGGCACAAGTAGGTGGGTGAGGTGAGTGTGTCGCCAGGCAGGACTGGCCTGTCACCGGGGATCCCGCCAATCGTGCCGCCGCCACCCACGTCGGTATCCGTTGCGCTATCAATCGGATCCGCCGGGTTATTGATCCCACCCACTGGCTGCCCCTCACGCCCGGCCTGATTGTTCGGATCATCCGGGTCGACGGTGTTATCAGGCCACGATGGATCCGGCACCGTCGGCGGCCAAGTCGGCAGGTCAGGATCCACCGGCGTTTCGTCGGTATCCGTAGGCGGCAGGCCAGGGGGATCACCACCCTCATCCGGTATCGGATCGTCGTCTGTATCACGCCCTGGAATGTCGCAGGTGAAATCACTGCGCCCGGTGTCGTACACATAGCCCTTCACCGATGCAGCCTGCACATACAGCGCAACAACGCTGCGGCCGCTCGCATCAATCGGAAAGTGGATCAGATCCAGCTCAACGGCACCGCTCAGCGTCTTATTGATCCGCTCCACTTCATAGAGGTAGTCATGGAACGTGACCGAGCTGAGGTCAGTCTCGCGGCGGAGCTTGACGCGCACAATGTCGCCCAGTGCCAGCGTGGTGTTGTAGGCGTCAGGCTTGACGCGGATACGCAGCGTATGGGTGACAAATGCACGCCGTGCTGCAAGGTACGCGCCAACCTTGACGGCGTGGAGCTCTGAGCTGCAGAACTGGCTCAGATCATGCTGCTCAGTTGGCTGATCGGTAAAGGCGTCAACGATGTTCACCAAGCTGGTGCGGATCAGTCCGATGTCATCGTCCGGCTGCTGCCGCCATACCATCTGCATGATGGTGGGTCGACGATCAGCGAACGGGATCCATTCGATCTCAAAGCCATCCGGCAGGAGATGATCCTCAGTGAATCCAAACTCCCACGCCGCCACGCCAGTATCAATGGCATAGGCGCCGGTAATTGGCAGCCGTGGCCTGAAGGCTTTCTTGCCGTTCTTGTCGCTGACGCGCAGTAGGAAGTAGGTGCTGATGTCCTGCAGCCAATCCTCTAGGTTTTGGCTTTCACTGAACTCGCCGTTGTAGTAGAGCTGCTGCGTCTCGGTGAAGTTGGCCGCTGTGGTGAATGTGGCCGTATCAATCAACGCATCCGGGAACCGGCTTGATTGTTTGATCAAGTAGACCGCCAGATCGCAGACGTTATTGCTGCTGCCAGCGGTGCCCTCGATCAATCGATCAACGATGATGCCCTCGCGCACGAAGCAATGCACTTGGCGATCCCAGGTGTCGTCGCCATCGGCGTGGGTGTTCTCATAGCTCAGCGTCGTCAGATCGTCGTAATAGCCCGACGTGCCACAGAAGATCGGGCAATCCCATAGCTGCTTGCCAGCCACTGCTGTGATGAAGTTGCCCGGCGTCCACGTGCCGGCGCGGCGATCGTAGGTTTGCTTCCATGTGCCAACACGGCAGGCACGTTGAAAGACATCACGCACCTGCAACTGCGGCATGTCGCCTTGACTGAGCACGAGGTGCAGTTTGACGCTCAGTTCATTGGTGGTCGCGTTATTGCTAAACCGGCCCTCAGTGGCGCCGGGTGATACGAACACGCCGCCCACGTCGTAAACGACGGCAGTAGAGACATCGCCGTTCCACTTGTATGTCGTTCGCTCAACCCGCTTGCCGAACACGATCGGGATCGGCTCACCGATCACAATCGCCCGCTGGCGGCTTTCAAGTGCGCTGCTGCCCTGCGCAGCTGACTCAGTTGTTGGTGCATCAGATTCCGATAGGAGCACCATCGGCCCGCCGATCGGAATGTTGACGGGAATGATGCTGCTCATAACCTGATCGGTGCGCCCACTAGGTGGTTGTTGAACTTACGCGGTGGCACCTGCGCACCCACTGGCGCAAGCGTAGAACCCAGCCGCACGGTCAGCAATGAGAAGCTGCCGCCCATGCTGATCACCTCGCCAACGTAGACGCC